TTGGACGGTAGCCTCTGGAGCCACCGACCGCAAGGGCTCGCGCCCTGTCTTGTACTCGCAGCTCAGCGTCCCTGTCCAGCTGGACCCGCCGGGACCGCTGCTCCTCCATCTCCTCCTTGTTCGCCAGCTTGGTCGACTGAGACTTCAACACTTCATAGATGCCGTCCAATACCTTGGCTGACAGTCTGTGCCCTTCAGCCTCTTCCTTGTTCATCGTGGCAAAGCACTCGTCCTTATGCATTCGCGCTTGTGACTCGATGACGTCGAGTGCGGCCTGGAAGATGTGGCTCCCTGTTGCGCCGCGCAGGACCTCGAGGCGCCGCTCTTGGTACTTGGCGTACGTCTCGCCTTCCTGCATGAGCATGTTGTAGCTGTGGAACATCAGGCGCCGCCCCCGCCGTTGAGCGCGAACCCGTCCTCGACCGCCTTGGCCGCAGCAGCAGCGGCCTCGACGACCTCCTGGTTGGACCCGTGCGGGAACAGCTCAGGGCTGGAGCGGACCTCGCGCAGCAGCCGCTCGGCCTCCTCGTCCGTGATCGGGGCGTTCTGCCTCGCCCGCTCGGCCAGCTCGCGGAACTGTGCCAGGCGCTGAGCCTCCTTCTGCCGCTGCTCCGCGATGGCCTGCCTGTCCTCGGGGCTGTGCGGCTTCCACAGGCGGCCCACCGCCATCGGATCGCCCTCCTCCACCCAGTCCAGGAAGGCCGTCGTGAGGTCCAGCACGCCACGTGGGTCGTTGGCCAGCATGGGGGCCACCTGCATGGCCACCTGGAGGCGACTGGCAGCCATCTGCTGCCTCACGCCTGGATCGTGCTGGCCGTTGGCGGCCACCGGCTCGACATCGAAGCGGCCTCGTGTCATGTGCTGCGTGACACGCTGCGGGTCTTCGCCTGTGATGTGGACGTAGGCGTCGGTCGGGCCGAACTGCTTCCACAGCTGCCAGCACTCGCGCAACGGCTTACGCATGGCCTTCAGGAAGATCATGCCGCGCTGGCCCAGGACCTTCTCGCGATTCTGGGCGATGAAGCCGACCTCTGTGGCTGTCCTGCGCTCCTGCGAGTTCTGCTGGAGGTTCTCGGTGTCCAGCCCGCCGATCAGCCGCTCAGGCCACTGGAGGTAGAACTGCTCCAGCCGCTCGATCGGAACGTCCACCTGCGGCCACGGGATAGGAGCCACGTCTGTCGACGCTGTCTCCACCGGTAGGATCATGCCGGGGAAGGGCTCGATCTCATTCGGGTTCTCTATCGAACCACGCGACACAGCCAGCGACGTGGTGGTGGAGATCATCATGTTGTTCTCCAGCCACCTATGCCACGCGCCAACGTGGGACTCGATGTCGTCCAGGATCTCCGGGATGCCGCGTGGTGCGCGATACAGCATGTCCGTGATCTCGAACGGCAGCGCTGTGATCGGAATCTGGCCGTGGTCTGGGGCGAACGGCATCTTGCGCAGCACAGCCATCGTGTTTGGCTCGTACACCGAGCAGACCAGCTCAGCCATGCCCTTCCGGCTGATGTCCTCGTAGTGCCAGGTCTGCCAGATTTCGATCAGCTCGTCCTCGCCCAGCGCGCCGAAGTCGGACGCCCGGTCGGCCATCTCGAACGTCAGTTCGTCCGAGGCCTGGAAACGACCTGTCGTGCTGCCGCCGTCAAGAGCTAGGTCGATCGACTCCTTCACCCACAGCTCATCTTGCTGCATGGCGCGCAGGTCCGTCGGCGTGAACCACATGCGCTGCGTGATGCGCTCGGCTCGGCTGAAGTCCAGCAAGGCGCCTGTCGGGACGATCAGGTCTTGCAGTGGGACGTTCAGAATGCGCGGCGTGTCCTCCAGGATCTCGCGCTTCGTGATCGCCACAGAGTCTTCGACCGTCCCGTCGCGCAGGTACTTCATCAGCTGCTTGAGGGCCTCTTGATCCTCAGGCTCGTCGAGGTCCAAGCCGAACAGCAACTTCACCTGGCGTTCGATCTGCGGGGCTAGTTCGGAGAACCGCTCACGGTTCAGCGGGTTCACGTCGAGCGTCCCGAAGGCAGCCTCGAACATGGGCGGGTTGATCTCCTGCCCGAACCGCTGCTGATGCTGCGCCCGCTCGTCGTTCGTGAGATTCGGCAGGATGATCAGGAAGGACAGGATGCCAGGTAGCTGGTCCTTGCGCACCGTCTCCGTCGACGTCCTGGTCCGGTAGCTGTACATCGACTTCACCAGCCCCACGCCGTGGGTGCACATGGAGTCGACGGCGGCCGACATCTGGAACTCCAGGTCCGGCATGGAGTTCACGCCGCCACCACGCAAGATGGACTCCATCTGGATGTTCGCGTTGCGCGACGTCTCGTAGCCAGCCTCGTTGACTGGCTTCATGCGCGCTATGCGTGAGCCACCGAACAGGGCCTGCATGTAGAACGGCGTCGTGCGGCCGATGTACAGGTCTGACACAGGCAGCCAGACCGTCGAGGCGCCCACCCAGGGCGACGTGGAGAGGCCGCGCCGGTCCACGCGCGAGAAGCGACGCTCGTACCACTCCAACTTCTTGACCAGCCAGTCGTGCATGTCCGCCTGGTCCGTGCGGACGCGCATGATGAGGTCCCTAGTCTTGTCTTCCAGGCCCGTCTGGTCGTCCAGCCTGGTGTTTTCGTCGACGATCGGTGAGACCTTGGCCATGTTATGCCCGTCGTGTCGCGGATCGTAAGGCGCGTCTTGCGCGCTGCTTCTCGTACCACTGGTTCCGGCCCTCCCAGGCCATGAACTGTGGCTTGCGAGAGACACAGTACCTGATGACGTCGATCATGTCCTTGCCTTCGTCCTTGGGGACGAGCTTCAGCCCACGGTCGGACTCACGGTACTCGTCCCAGGAGTAGTTTTCAAAGCCGTAGATGACGTTGTTGAGACCGGCCTCCACGAAGAGCTTGGGCCTGTTCAGCTCCGACAACGGCTCGTCCTGATCGTACTGCAAGAGCGTGTGGATGATCTCGTGTCCGATCGGCAGCCTGTCGTTGACGTCGCTGCGGAAGTAGAAGCCCAGCTTGCGCATCTCCTTCTGCATGGTCGTGGAGCCATGGGCCTGAGCCTGCGGCGTCCGGCTGATGTTCGGGTCGAACTCCCGCCACATGACCCGGGCGCTCCCGCCAGGGATCGTCTCCTCGACCTCGCGGATCGCTCGAGCGTAGTCTTCGAAGCCGAAGCCCGAGGACTTCATCTTGTGGTACGGGCCCTGTGGCCACTGGCGTATGACGTAGTAGTTGTTGCCCGGAAGAACTGCCAGCCAGACCATGGCCCACGGGCGTCGCGGGTGCGGGTCGATAGCCATGATGACAGGTGGCGTTGACGTCGATGTCCCGTTGGAGAAGGTGTGCTCCAGCGGGTTGAAGTCCGACTCGTCGTAGATGTGGACGTCCGGATCCCACTCCGAGAAGACGCGCCCAGACAGGAAGCGTGGCCTTCCGTAGAGGCGGACCTGCTTCAGCTCGTCAGACATCTCAGACGCGAACTGTTCGATAGCCTCATCCGTGTTGAACGGGTTGTCATAGATCGTGAAGTGCTGGGCGTAGATGTGGTTCTTGTCCCCGCCCATGTTGTACGAAGCAGAGTAAATCTCGTGGAGTAGCCACGGGTGCGACAGGATGGTGGCGGCGATGATAGCCTTGCCCCAGCCTGAGGAGGTGCCCGTGACCAGCCCACGCTGTGTAGCGATCCAAACCTCGTAGGGCGGTGGCTCGTCGAAGTACGCCCCGTACCACGCCGGTCCTTCGAATGGGTTACCTGACTGCTTGTCAGCCTTGGACCACTGCTGGTACGAGAGACAGTGGACCCTATCCCCGTTCTTCAGCAGGTACATGACTGTGTTCTTGCGCTGGTCCTTCTGCCTGTCGACGATCCAGTCCGACATCCTGGCTTCGAAGTAGGGGTTGAGGACCAGGGGGAACGCCTTGGAGAAGCTCTGGCCTGCGAGAAGCCAGTCTCGACCCTGCCCGGGCGGGGCTGTAGGCGAGCCGTCCCATGGGCGCTCCCCTCTGATCCAAGCGCAGAACTCGGACTCGCCGGTGAAGGACTTGCCTGAGCGGTTGCCGCCAG